ATATTGCCTATAAAAAACTTTGTTAGCCCCCCTTAACTCACACCCGCGCACAAGAAGACCCGACACGCGAAACACGTGACGGGTCTGCTGCGGGAGGGCGCGATCTGTCCGAGTCGTCTAGTATGGCATAGGCAAGCAAATCGCGACTATAGGGAGCCTAATTGCTTTCAATATCGAATAGCATCAGCGTTTTTTGCTCTGATGTGAATTGTGCTTTCAGAGCTGGGTTAGTCACGTCCGAATAGAGGCGCGCTCTGATAACAATCGTTCCGTCACTATTACCACGCGCGATTATGAGAAGCTGCAAGTTACAAGCGTTACCGATTATCGGCAACGTGGCAAGGACATAGTTGCCGTTCGTTCGATATGATCCTGGCAAACTGGATGCGTCTGTTACTGCAATTGTCTTTATCGTGAAATCTGCGTTTACAGTAATGTCTGTCACGGTTGAGAACTTGAAGGCAATCGGCCTTACCGTGATACTATCCGGGGTCAACGTGAATTTAATATCTGTGTCGAGACCGTTTAGTATCTGTGACCAGTCTATGTCTGTGCATACAATGTTGAGTGGCTTGTATTTCAGGTTTCCGTTAAAAGCTGCCTTAAAAGCGCTTGCCAGAATATCGTAACCTGCATCGTTAGGATGATATCCATCTTGTGAAAAACAATTAGTGTTAAACAGGATGTTGAAGCCTCCCCATCCCATATATTCCATTTTCGTTTGCGAAAAAAGCCAACCACTGTTTACATGCACGGCCATTTCATTTCCGAAGCTTGAGTTACCGACGTAATTTTGCACTCGGCTTTCGGCATAGAAATAGACCATTCGAGTAAGGTTAGGAAAGCTTTGCTCCGCAAGTTTGCAAAAATCGCTGATGCCTTGTTTCAGCTTTGCAATTTGCCCGTCTGCGATGATTCGAGATTCTCCCCATGCACCGATTACGATTAGATGCGTAATTGTAGAGTTGTCGATGTTATGGTCATCTATAGCACGCTGGAGCAACGTTTTGAAATTCGGTCCCTCGGATCTTGACGTGTCGATAAACCCCGATCCGCTTCCAGCGTATTTATAGGATTTGTTGAACAGATCCTTTGTTCGCGCGTACAGTCCGCTTCGATCGGTTGATCCAACACCGTCTGTATAACTGTTTCCGATGTAGAGAGCTGTGCCTTTGATCGCATTTATCTCATCGTTCAGCATTTTCGGGGTCACCGCGACACCGTCGTTCGGGCCGCTCGTTTTCGGTGTGTTGTTATCTGCGAGCTTAACATGTCCGTAAACGGTTGAATTACCGATTCCGTAAATCGTTTCCTCGCTGGCATGGTCAATAGGCGCTTTCGTTTTCTCGGCTTCAGTCGCGCGTGTGACTTCTGCGCTGATATCACTGGTGTTCTGCGTGATGCGCCCGTTGTACGTCTTCACGAGCTCGCTCAAATCCGCGAACTGGCTGTTCGGGTCAGCCCAAAGGAACCAATAACCCTCGTCGGTAAGCTCGGTGCCAGCGGGCACTTCCGGCTTGATAGCGACATACGACGCGCCCGCAGCGTCGTGCACCGCGTCGAAAAAGTGATACGTGGTTAGCGCGGACCAAAGAGACGGCTTGACGAAATGCGGGGTCACGCGCGGGCCCACGGACATAAGCCCTTGCGGGGGAATTTCGGGAATGACCATGGCGCGATCGGTAACGGTGCCCTGCACTACCGAGTTATCGGTCTGCGCACCGAAAGAAGAAACGTTAGGCATAGGTGCTCCTTATCTTAATAGTTGATGCGGACGTGGTAGGTGTTGTCGCGTTCGTCGAAAATCCAGTCGAAATCGAGGTGTTCCCAGCCCTGCGGGACGACGAGCGCGTATCTCCAACACCCGGTATCGGGCTCCTGGTAGAACGTGGGGAATACGAACTTGGATTGACGCGCGACGAGCTGCTGCAAATTAGCGTCAATCCATTTCGCGAGGCCGTCGATGTACTGATCGTAGTATTGCCCATTCTCGATAGACTCGATGACCTTCTTGATCTCCTCAATGGTCCCCGCGTTCTTATTCGACAGTTCGATTGTATCGTTGAGGGGATCCTTGATAGCGTCGATGATGCAATACAGGTTCGCGATCAGCTGCTCGGGGCTCTTGACTTCCCAATACACCTTGGGGAGTGTCGGGTTCGTCAACATCCAAGGATTGAAAAACGGAAGCGGTGTAAACATTCGCTTCACCTCCTTTACCAAAGCGGGACGGTCGGTGTGAGTATCGAGGTGAACAGTGTGTGCTCGAGCTCATCGAGAATCATAGCATCCACGTCGACGTACTCGCGCGCGAATTGCACGGCCTTGTCGGTCGCGCTGCCTTCGTGCATCGTGTCGGCTTCGTGGTCGTTTCCGGTGCTCGCGTAGTCGGAGTTACCGGATAGCATCGTCTCGGGGAAGTCCGAGAAGATGTCTCGCGACTTCTCGCGGTCGCGCGATTCCTGGAGGGGGTTCAATCCCTGCTCGACGCGCGCATAGAGCAGTTTGTACTTCGGCATGATCTCGTTGAGCTTGCGCAGGTATGCGCGTTTCCACCTGCTCGGCACCGTGATTGACACCTCGCGATCATAGAAGCGGTTGAGGAACTTGGTGCAAAGCCGCGTGTACTGCTCGTCGCTGTAGGCGTCGAAGCGCCACGAATCATCCTCGAGCGGCTTGTAGAATCCCAGCTCGCGCCACTCGCCTAGCGTGATCGTCATGTAGTCGTAGCGCTCGTCCGTGTTCACCTCGGGAAAATCGAACATATGTTTACCCTCTTTCGAGCATAGTGTCGTAACGGTGCGATATGTCGTAGTTGCTGGAAAGGTTGTCGCGAGCCCATACGACGGTGATCGGCGCGCCCAGGCGGTTGCCGAAACGCGCGTTGAGCTTGTCGCATGCGTCGCGGCGCGTGTTGAGCGGGGACATGCGCGCGAGCTCGGTCGGCTGTATGGTCGAGTTGACCTCGTCCTCGATCATGCGCTCCTCCTTGAACGGCATAGAGTCGATACCGAGCTCGCGGTATATCGCGTCCCACGTGTTGGCCCATTCCTGCTGGAGCTTGTCCCCGATATACTCCTTGGCGCGTTCCGGCATGGTCGCGGACGTCTGGATGTCTTGGAAGCTGTCATAGCCCAGTACGTACGGCTCGCCGTCCGCGATCGCCTTGTAGAAATTCTGCACGTCGTACATACGGTCTTGGGGTGCGGAGATCACGAACGGCATACGCATATGGAATCGGTTGATCTGTTTCGTGCGCATGATGTCGGTAAGCTCGCGCGCCCAGATGTTAATCTTCACGAGCAGGGGGTAGCGCGTGCGGTTCTCCCAGATCCATACGGCGTTGTCCCAGTTGCACATAAAGTTAGTCTTGCCGGTGATGCCCATCGCGCGCCATGCGCGCGGCTCGTTGTACATGTTCGGGGCGCCCTGCTGGACGGCCCGTAGCGATAGAAGCGTATCGCTCGAGTTTGGAAACGCGAGCGTGGCCGCGCCCTCGGTGAGCAGCGTCCACTCCAGAAAGCACTCGTTGCAGGTCTCGGGGAGGTTGAGCCAACGGAAGCGAGATAGCGCGAGCTCGATCAGGTCGTTTTGGAACATGTTGAAAAGCTGCTGGTTGTAGGCCTCGGTCTGCCAATATGTAGGCTGCGCACCGGGCCTGTACTTACGGCGCTGCTTGTAGCCCCTGCGCCCCTTACTCATGCGTCTACCTCCTTATAGGCAGTCGGCGCATCGAGCGTCGCCTGGAAAGCGGCGAGCGCCTCCGCGCTGGATTTGGACTGCGTGTCCATGAGCTCTTTCATGATCGCTTGGTGCACCTTCATGTCTTTGCTGATGGTCGCATGGATTTTAGCGCGCTCGACTTTGTAGTCGATGATCGCGTTGATCTCCTCGTCGGTCATGCCCTGATAGGTCTCGGCCTTGAGAAGTGCGTTAAGGTCGATGTCTGCCATGGCGCCTCCTTTACAGGTTGTCGTAGATACTAACGCGGCCGATTTCCTCCGGGCGGCTCCAGACGGTCACGCCTCTGATAAGTATATCCTTGATCGCGCCCTGCGCGGACTCGAGCGCGTTGCCGTTGCCGCTGCACCATACCTCGGAACACTTCCAATAAGTGAAATGGCGCATGACCTGCATGCGCTCCATGCTGAACTCGCGCATGAGGCTGTACCCGTAGCGGGCAAAGGCCGAGGCCGCGTTCATGATGTCGCACTCGCGCTGCGTGATGATCTGGGCGAACAGGGCGCGCGGCGCGGTCGCGCTCGACTGCCCGTTCGCGTTAGCGCCGAACTGCGCGGGGGCCGCGACGCCCGCCTGGTTGAGGGTCGCCGAGATCGCGTCGATAGCGGTCGCGTACGCGCGGTTAGCGTTCGCGTCCCCGGTGGCCTTGGTGTTGCCCGCGTTGGTGCGCATGACGCCCGCGTTGTTGTTCGCTACCTTGGTGCTCGCCTCGTTGCGGAGCGTGGTCGCGATGGTGCTCGCATTATTCTGGATTCTCCATGTTTCGGCTGTGAATTTGGCCGCATTCACAGTCTTTTCGAGTGCGTTTGTCTTGGCCAATTCCGCAGCCAGTGAATTGCTCGTCTGCGAGATCGCTGCAGCGGCGTTAGCAGTGGGGATTGATACTGCGAGGTCGGCCACTCCCCCGATCGCGGCGCTCTTGGCGTCCGCGCTTCCTCCGGTGAGGCCACCTGTTACAACCGATCCCAACGTGCTCGCAATTGCGGACGCGTTGTTGTTTGCAGTCGTGATCGAGACGATTTCGTTTTGCAGCCCCGTCATTGCGGTAGAGGCCGCATTATCCGCATCGCAGTCACTTTTAAGCTTTTGGTTAGATGCTGCGGACCCGGTCAACGACCAGTCATTTGCGTTCTTCGTGACTGCGGTGTTTGCCTCGGTGTTGACGGTGTTGTTGTCGGTCACGTTCTTGGCCGAATTGTCGACATTCGTGTACGCGGTCGCGTTGGACGCGAGCGACGACGCGAGCGCGTTGTCGGCCGCGAGCTTCGCGTGCGCGCGGCTGTATACGGTAGTGTAGGCCGCGCGGCTCGCGGCGCTCTGGGTCACCTGCATAACGGGGATGTTCCATCTCTTGAGGTATTCGCCCCACGCACCGCCGTAGCTGTACGTGCGCCCCTCGATGGTCTGGAACGTGAGGCTATCGGTCGCGCCAGCAATTCCGAGCAGGCGCGCGTCGATGGAGATATAGGGCATTACGAGGTTCACGGCGCTCGCGAGCTGGATGCCGTTCGCGCCGAGATCCTCGATGCGCACCGTGGAGGTCTGCCCGCGCTCGTCACCTATGCGGATCGCGGCATAGGGGTACGTATAGAGTTTCGCGAAACCTGCGGCCTGCGCGGGGTATCCGAAATCCGCCACGCCCGGCTGCATGAACGTCTCGATTTTCTGGACCGCATCCAGCACGGTAATTGAAACATTCCAAAGCTCGAACGGCGCGGACTGCGTGAGCAGGTCGGACGGCGCGAAGAACACGCCGAGCACGGTCGATTTCATCCAGGGCGCGTTGGCCTCGAGCGCGCGCAGGAACGGTTGGAGGTCGCCCACGGCCAAGGAGTACACGCGCGGCGCGAGCACGCCGGATACGTCCGGCTCTGAAATCGCGGGCACCTTCGGGGCGGCAGCGGTACCTAAATCGCCCTGGAGATCCGCATATGTCGCAATGCACGCGCGCTGGGTCTCGGCGCTGTAGTTCTTGACGGCGCGCGCGGTCTCGACATACGGCTCGCCCCCGGTGTTGACATCATCGGAGAGCAGGTACGCGCTGTTGTCTCGGGGGTTTGCGAGATATTCGGCCACGCTCGACGCGGCAACCGGCGCGTGTCCGCGCTCCAGCAATACGTAGTCGAATTGCATCTCGTTGATATATGTCGTCCATACATCGAGCGTGAGGATCAGGCGCGTCGAGTTGGGTGAGAGCTGCTGCGCGTCCTGGATGAAATAGTAATAGCGGCGCTTGCGGTCTCCTGCGGCGTACGCGAGCGGCTGCGCATCGCTCGTCATGCGCGGCAGGTCCACGACGAGGTAGTTGTATCCCTGCGCGGAGGTCACCGGCACCGGCACCTTGGACGCGCCGTCGGGCTTGACGTTGAACATGGTATCTAGGTTGACGGCCTCGCCTTCGCGCGCGTCGAACCATGCATCGCGCGCGGCGTCGTCGTCGAACTTGACGACGTTGTCGTAGTCTCCGCACCAGGGGACGTTGCACATCTTGAGCCGTGCGGTCGGCTTGAATCTGGAATAGTCGAGCGTGTTGTCGTACCTGTACACGTTCACGTTGTCGAGGTTCGGGAAATCACCCATATGTCCTCCTTAAACGAAATGCGCCCCCGCTCACGCATGAGCGGGGGCGCGGCGCCTTGCACTATAGATTATAGGCTAGGCGATCGTGATGTCCACGGTCTTTGTATGGAGCGTGGTAGAGCCGGAGGGGTTGACATATGAAGTCGTACCGGTCACGTGCAGGACGTTACCGGCTTCCAGGCCGGACTTCTGGACGTGGAGTACGCCCAGACGGTCGACGCGCGTTGCGGTGTTGAGCGCGATCGGTTCGCCGTCGGATGCGGCGGTCTCGGCGCTCACGCTCCAGGTGACGGCGTTCGGCTCGACGTCGATACCGAGGTCGTTCGCCGTGATGGTGCCGACGTTCGGCTCGACGTCGATACCGAGGTCGTTCGCCGTGATGGTGCCGACGAGCTTGACGGCCATCTGCGTGGTCTCGCCCGGCTTGAGCTGTTTGGAGGCTGCGGTGATATTGACGTCGGTCACGGTCTGGGTGAGCGTGGGGATGCCGGTCGCGGCGTCCGTGGTGAACAGGATAGCGGGCACGAACGGGGAGCAGGAGACCACTTCCCAGTGGTGCAGGAAATAATTCGTGGAGTACGTCGAGGGGTCGTAGAACGACTCGTTGGCGTAGAGGAAATCCTCGCACACGAAAAACGCGTCGGTGGTGAGGAGCGCGAATGCGTTCGCAACGGGGAGCTCCGGCACCACGACGGTGCGGTATTTGATTTCAGCCTTGTCGAGGTTGAAGATGCCCGCGAGCGTGTCGACGTCGATAGATGCCATCGCGTCGGCAGTGATGAACAATACGAGCTCCTCGGGTTTCGCGAAAACCGGGATACCGTACTCTGCCGACACCGGGGAGTACAGGGAGGTCGGGAACGCGAGTTTGCTCGCGTAGGCGCGTACGGCGCGGAGGAACTCCTTACCGGTGGCCTCGTCGGTCGGCTCGGCGCTCACGTGGTGCTTGAAGAAGCCCCAGTTGTGCTCATAGTAGGCGATCTGATTGATCATGCACAGGTACTCGTCGTAGTTGTCGGAGTTGCGCGGCACGGTCAGCACGGCGTCAATCAGACGGTTCAGGCCGTACTCGTCCAGGAATGCCTGGCGCAGGTCGGGATATTCGAGCGTGATGTCGTAACGGTCCTCGCGGTTGACCGTGTGATACCAGACGGCGGCCTCGGGCGCGTTGATCTTCGTTAGTGCGGAGTCGTTGATGTTGTACGTGTGCGCCTTGATCCACTTGAATGCAGACTCCTGAATGGAGGAGCCCCAGCGCATCGACGCGCCCTTGAAGACACGAAGGGGATTTTCCCACTCTTTATTGTGGATGATCTGGTCGCCGATGCGGTTGATATATGTGTCGATGAACTCGTTGAGGTATCGACCGTTGTTCGGCTTGAATAGGAATTTGCTCGTGGCGTCGATTCCTGCAACGGTCGGGTCTGGTACGCGCTGCTGGAAATCATTTGTTCCGGATAGGTACACGCGGCCCATGATCGTGGCGTTGTTAGTTGCCATATATTAACCTCCTTAAAGGTCCAAATCCATGTCGTCGTAGTCGGGAATGATGTCTACGTCGTCGTTCACAACATCGACGTCGCCGTCGCCGTCGACGTCTACCACGTCGGCTCCGTTGTCGATGTCGATAGCGGCCGCAGTCGTGCGCATCGCCTCGAGCGTCGAGGTGATGTTGCCGAGCGCACTCTCGATACGCTCCAGGCGGTCGCGCAGGTCGTCGAACTCGCCGATACGGTGTGCCTCCTCGCCGGACGTGCCGGTCTCGTCCTCGATCTCCTGCTCCTCCGGGGTCAGGTCGTCGGCCTCGGTCTCAGGCTTCTCGTCCTCGTCCATGTCAGCTCCTTTCTATAGCTACAAATAAGGGCGCGATGCGAACAGGCTTTCTCCTGCGCATCGCGCCCATTATATAACGCCTTTGCGAAACTTGGCGCGTGCGGCTGAAACACTCCGCCTAGCGTGCGGGGTTCGGGCACCGACCGAACGGTGTAGCTGCCCCGAATCATCCCTACTCGCCGCTTGCCGCGCGAGTCGTCGCGGGCGTCGCGATCATTTTACGCCATAGAGCGACATCGCGTCCAGGAAGCCCTCGCGCACCTTCACCGAATCGAAGAGCACGCTGCCCTCGTAATACATCTGGACGATGACGCGCAGCGTCTTTACGGCGCGCTGCGCGGCGATGCGGTTAGGCGTGTTGTCGCGCCTCGTGAGCGCGAAGACCGGATCGGCGTTATTGGGAATCTTGCCGGTGATGTAATAGTACCCTTCGCTCATATCAATCCAGATGCCGTACTCGTCGCCCATATGAACGCACCCCATGACATACTTGGCGCGCGGGGGTTTTTTCGATATGTAGCGGTTATCCTCGGCGAAGTCGTTGGCGTAGGTCTCTTTAGTGTAGCCGGTCACCTGGCCCATACGGCCCGCGAGCGTGTTGTCCATGCGGTAGCGGTCGTGCTCGTCCGGCTCGACGTAATGAAGCAGAACCATCTTGTCCAGGTACCATGTATAGCCGAACCTCGGAACGCCCTTCACGCCGATCGCCGCGAAATAGGGGTTCAACAGGTCGACCGCGTTTCCCAACAGGAATACGTGCGGCCTGATCCGGTGCCCGTCGTAGGGGTCCTCGCGGACGCACGAGTCGATGATACGCGCGAGCATGTTCCACTCGTTGCGCTTGTAGGTGTGCGAGGCGTCGATGTTCTCGATGATCGCCTCGTCGAAGATGACGTTCTTGACGTCGGTGAACGTCCTTTTCTTGGTACCCTGCATCTCGGCGTAGCCGACGACGTAGCCGCAGACCTTCCACGGAGTGCCCTTCTCGGCGACGGCGGGTCGGTACTTGAATTCGTTGTTCTCGCACTTGAAGTCGTACTTGCCGAACTCCTCGTCGGTTGCGGCCAGTTTGTCGAAGTATCCCTTCTTCACGGCGTCGCGCTCGTCGAGCGTACGGCAGACCTCGACGAAACGCTCGTCGCGCTTGATCGCGGCGTTGAGCGCGTAGGCGCGCAGGCCGTACGTCTTGCCCTTGTTCGGCGCGCCGACGACCATCGTTATATCCGCGTTGTAGCTGAGCGTCTTCTCCCAGTTGTAGTGAATGCCGTCGTTAAGGTCTACCATTCGACCTCATTCCCTTCATCGTCAATATAAGTGTAGCTCGCGCGCGTCCCGTCGTAATCGATGACGCGCTCGGTCGTGTCCACCTCGCGACCGTACCGCTCGCGCATATATGCGACCGTGCGCGCGTTGCCGCCCTTCTCCGAATCGCCGAGCACGCGGTCTGATGCGTAGAGCGCTATCGACTCGTGCGTCCTCACGTGCGCGGTCTCGCCGAGATAGTCGGTCACGTCCATATCCAGCACGTCGGCGGATGCGGGCCGGTAGTGCTCGAGCGCATGGCACACGGCCTGCGACACGCGCACGCCCCACCCCACCACGCGCGGCGCGACCTCGGCGAAACCGTGAGCGGCGCTCATGTCGTCGATCCAGTTCTCGATATGGTACATGCCCGTCGGGCGCGACAGGCCCGCGCACGTGATATGCGCGTGTGCCCCGTCCCAGCTCACGCGCGCCTTGTTCCACGCATCCATATGGAGCGGATAGGCCTCGCCCTCGACCTCGAACGTGCCGACGCCCGCGAGCGTCGAGGCGTAGGCGGGAAAGTTGGCGCGGATGCGACCCATGCACGTATCGATAGAGGCCGTCACGGCCTCGTGGAACGGCGCGAGCGCGCCCATGAGGTCGTCCGCAGTGACGTCCGAATCGCACGAGATCTTCAACGAGTCGGTATCGCCGCCCAGCACGCGCACGCGCTCGCCGAGCGCGCGGTATATCAACTCGATTGCCGCGACGATCGCCATACGAGACCCGCCCACGATGCGCAGGCCGTAGGGGTAGAGCACGAGCTTGTTTTTCGCGTCCTCGTAATGCGCCTCATAGGTCTCGCGCGACACGACGGTCGAGCGATCGACCGAGATTTCGCCGTCCTCGACCTTGTAGCCGGGCTTGAAAACGTCTTGCCCCTCCATGCCGTAAATGCTGTTGAACATGCCCTTGACGGTCGAGTTATAGTACGCCTCGAGGTCGGCGCGCTCCATCTCGCCCGAGCGGATGCGAGCGGCGATGCCATCGGGAATCGTCTCGGGGATGTCCAGCGCGTACGGCACGCCGGTGGCGTATGTCTTCAAGATCTCCTTACATGCCGCCTTGCGCGCGTAGAACAGGTTAGACAGCAGCGTCACGTAATCGGGCGGCTTGACGAACGACATAGTACCCTCTCCCAAAATAACCTCCATCGAATCCCAGGCATATACCCGGCTCATGCACCACAGCTCCAGCTCGGACACGTTGACGACCGCGGAGTCTGCGGAAACCAGTTTGCTAAACGCGAAGCGCCCGTTATAGGCGGTGTCCACGTATCCCGCGCTGCGCACTGCGGTCACGCCGTCGCGGTCGGCCTGTCCGCCCCAATCGCCCAGCTGGCCCTTTGCCTTGAATTTCGCCTCGGACAGTAGCGCGATGTCCCAGCACTCGAAAGCGCTCCCCTCACGCAAACGCATGTTCGTAAATCGGATCTGGGCGTGGAAAGCGCACCCGAACGGCTCCTCCCAGTGGCGCATCGCCGCGTCGAGGTCGGTTGCGCACACGTTCTCGGCCATCGCCTGAAGCACGGGGGGCAGCAGACCGCGGAAATGGACCGGGCACATGTGCCCGTTGATGTATGCGTGGTGTGCCGAGATCTCGTCGATTGAGAATACGTTCGACTGCACGATGCCTGAATAGCGCGCCGAGGTTAGCGTGAAACCGCCTCTGAAACAGGCCTTGCGTAGCGCGTACTGCGCATAGGTCGGCGCGAGCTCCTCGGCGCACATGCGCTCGAAAGCGGCCTGCACTGAGATCGGCCTGCCCTTGGCCCTGGGAATACGGAGGCGCCCCGTCTCCATTTTTCCCGCCTGCCGCACGAGCGACGTCTTGGTCAGCACGCGCACGCCGAGCCACTCATGGCGCAGCCACTCGTTGGACTCGAGAAGGTAGCGCAGGTACGCGGGGATGACCTCGGTATCGCGCCCGGCGTAGAAAAGCTCCTCTTGCGTGAGCGGGGTCTCGGGCGTTCGGATCTTTGAGTAGTCCCAATCTCCCTCGGCCTTGGGGAGCCCCGCAGCCTCACCCATCTTCGCGAGGCCGCGCATCTCGAGGTAGAAGGTATCCCAGAAACGTAGCTTGACAGCCCCGTCGCGCACGATGTCCACGGTATAGACGCTCGTGGAGCTCTGGGCGGATACCTCCATATCCCAGCGCTCGTTGAGGTCGTGCATGAGGGGCTGGAGGTCGAACATGAGGTTGTAGGCGCAGATGATCGGGATGAAGTGTTCGCGCTCGCCCCAGGCGATATACTCGTCGATACAATCTTGCATCTCGCCCTCGTGGCGATAGAAGTCGATATGGCCCGCACCGGGCTCATAGGTCCGCAGGTCGCATCCGCGTAAGTCGTTGACGATAAACAGCACGGGATAGGCGCGCCACGTGTTATCGGTGCGGTCGATGCATATGTTGCACGTCTCGGTGTCGTAGCTCGCCGCTACCCGAAACTCCGCCCTCTTCGACTTGAATCCCATCCCCGCACCTTTTTTCCTACCCGAACATTACGATCTTTGAGGCCCATACTGCCGATCCGGTCAGCTCCGCGTCGAAATCCACCTCGCCGTAAAAGGCCTCGTTCTCCGATGTCAAACCCTCGACGAGCGACGTCTGCGCGCCCGCCGATACCAGGCTGTCGAGCGCCTTCCTGTTGGCCCCGATGACGCGGTCGTAGGCCTCGGAGAGCGACGTCACGCCCAGCCCCTCCATTATCAGCCTGTTGCGCTCCTTGGGATCCTTCCCGCGCCAGAAACGGCGCGTCGCGGCGTAGAAGACCGACACGGCCTCCTTTCCGCGATCGCCGAGCGTGCTCGGAGCACCCGATCGCGCCAGGTTGATCTGTCGCTGGAATATGAGGTTCGACCTCGCGGCGCGCGACCTCGCCTTGCGCGGCGCGGTCGTCATGCGGTCGAGGCGCTCCGCAGCCCTCTTCGTGCGCGTCTGCGCCTCTTCAACCTGATGCACCTGTCTCGTCCCCTGGTACGACTGCGTAATCTGCTCGCGCACGCTCGCGATATAGTCGGCGCGCGCGCGTTTCTGCAACGTGCTCATGCCGCTCACGTCCTCGCGCTCCAGGCGCGCCAGCAGTCGCTTGGCGCGGCGTCGCGCGTTGTATACCTCGTCCGATGTCCTTTTCGCACGTGCCATAGGGGCCGACCTCCAAAATAAAAAGCGGTGCGGCCTGTACCGCACCGCCTGATGTTAAAGCAACGGGAGCTGAGGGTTAAGTCTTGACTAGACGAGCACGAGCGTCTTACGGGTGTTGCCGTTGGGGAGCTTGCTGGATACGAGCTTCATCGGGACGATCTCGCCCTCGTCGAAGAGGCCCGCGGCCATGAAGTTATCCGCGGCGTTGCGTACGCCTTCGGACTGGGAGAAATAGGCGGTCCCGTCCTCGCATACGAGCGTGGTGTTGGTGCAGGGCGTATCGACGCCGTTCTTGTCGCGGGCGCGGCGGATGCCGGGCTTGGTGAACACGCCGATGACGTTGAGGGTCTTACCCTCATAATCAGCCAGGGACTTGGCGTTATTCATCGCATTCACGACGAGCTTCTTGGTCGCGGTGTCGGTCGCCTTGATGCTGGAGTAGCTTGCCGGAGTGTAGAGGTCGGTGCAGTTATCCATAGGTGCGAGCTGGGTGTTTTCGTTAGTCATAATGAGGTTCCTTTCCGATTGCGTAGTTCATAGCGACTTTGATGAAAAGTCTTGTGGGGATTGAGTAATAGTCCGATTCGGTCTCGACTCTTGTGATCGAGATGAACGAATCACCTAATCGTTGGCGGAGCGTGTTCGTCGCCTTCACCGGGTCCGAATAGTCGCCATAGAGGTCGTAATCGAAATCAATCAGCTTGCCCTTGGCTACTGTCTTGCCAATGCAATGGCAAATCTGGATTCGGCGTCCGATTCGACCGCGCTCCTTCTTTGCGTTTGTCATGAAAAACACCCCCTTCCCGTTGCAGTCATGGACATTATAGTAAGAAGGTGCTTTCTGTGTCAACATTTATTCTAATAAACTTTACTTATCGGCGCGTGCCGTCTGATACATAGCATTGCAGGCGGTCGAGGGCATACCCGTACATGCCCGCGTAGTCATCCCCACCATAGGTGGAGCCATCATCACAGACCTCATCCCAGTAACCGGCGTGTGCAACGTCCTGGCTACGGTAGTAGACCTGCTTGTAGTCACCGTTCGGTGTGACGTAGTACATCTGAACGCCGTCTATAGTCTGGCCCCAGATGCCTGCCATGCCGTTCACGGAATCGTTGTAGTTTGCGGTCTGCACCCAATCCAACCAACCGCTCTCCTTGGTGTGGACGCGGTAGCGAAGGGTGCCGCCATCCACCCAAGCGATGAGCATGTCATGGGAGCCGTATGGCACACCCGCGAAGCCCTCGCTATTGGAGTCGTTGAAGTTTGTGACAGCGTCATTCCACGCGCCATAGCGGTTGTGGAGTGCATAGTGGATGTTCACGCTCTTACCGGTCGACTTGGGGAAGGACGAGCGAGTCGCGGAGGTTGTAGGCTGATACGTTCCCCCGTTGCCGTCGGTGGGCGCGATAGGGGCCACGTATCCGCTCCCGAGATATGCGGAAACGGCCTGCTTGAACTCGAGCCACGTCTTCCCGTATGCGCGGAAATAACCGTTCGGGTCGGTATGGTCGGAGCCGCCCCAGCGCTGAGCCGCTTCGTAGTGGGAAAGCAAACGTGACGTGTCCCAGCCGTGGGCGCGCAGCTCGTCCCCGGTCCACTTGACGGACTCGCCCCACTGTTTGGCGAAATCGGAGGCGTTCGTGGCGTGCGCGAGCTCGATGCCGATCGTGTACCCGTTGCCGTTGCCCACGTGCCAGCAAAGGCGGTTTTCGGATACGGTGTTGTAAACAACGGAACCGTCCAGCTCCATAACGTGATGCACGGCATAGGTATCGTCACGCGCCCACAATAGCGTGTGATTGTAGGCACTAGCGCCTGGGTTCGCCGTCTCATGGATGACGAGATAGCTCGCATTAAGGTAACCGTGACCGCTGCTAACGTATCTGTTGACGCTTTGGTATGCCTCCGCACCGGTAGGCACCGAAAATGCGATCGCGAGCGCGAAGAAAAACGCGGCAAGAGCCGCGCCTTTCTTCCGCTCGATGCGGTTTGGTTTCATGTTGCTAGACCTCCTTGTGGCCGTCTAAGTTGTCGAGCTTTTCGGAGAGCTTCGCCATAATCAGGCTGTTCTCCTCGATGGTCTTTCGAAGCTCCTCGATTGTCTTCGTATTGGTGTAGTACATCATCACGAATGCCGCGATAGGGAATGCCACGTTGCTCACCAGATCCATAACTGCGTTGACGTCCATTTTCATTGCCTCCTTTCCGGCAGAAAAAAAGGACCCGGCCCCTTGCCGAGTCCCGTAAGCCTAACGGTATTGTAGCTATTTCCACCCGTTTTTCTCGCCCTGGATGACGGTAGTTATTATGACCGGCTCCTTGGGAGTGGCCGTCTTGCTAACGATTACCAATGGAGCGTACTCGCGACGCGTCCCGCTATAGAACTTGACAGTCGAGCCTAGCGCTCGATGCGGTCGCAACGCGAGCATGAGCTTTGCGGGGTCGTAGTCGGGAATCATGTTAGCGAACTCGCGGTTATCGGGACGATATTTCAGCAGGCCGTCCAGTACATCGATACGGTCGAGATGCACGAGGCTATGGCCGTGAAGCGCGCGAAAGATCATACCGGATTGAAAAAGACCCTCAACACGGTGTAGGACGTAGCTATTCGTCGCGTAGACAACTCGATTGTGCACGCACACGCAGTCGTAAGGTGCGTGTGTGCCAGGCTTACACGTGGTCGCGCACAGTGCCCTCCACATGCTCTCGATTTCGGACTTGTTCATGACGATCCTTTCCCCGTCTGTTGGAACTTGGTTATATTTTAACGACTGTTGTTATAATTGCAAGTTGTTTTTTGTAACAATTAGCGCTATTATATAACTTTAAGGCAGGGAGACAGAAAAGGAGTTTGATATGTCTCGCATGTTATATACAGTCACAAGCCGCGATACCATCTTTAATGGAGAAAATGATTTCGAGGACATGCGCAAAGATCCGTTCTGTTGGTACGAAAGTGACAATCGCAAAGAGTCGCTCGAGACCGCGCGCAAATACTCGGATGACGACACGATTCATGTATGGAGAGCCGGAATCATGCGCAACGTATACCAGTGGAGCGCGCTCGAGATTGAGAACGACGAAGTTATCAGTTGCGAGGTTAAGATCTTCGACCCGCTCGACAGATTCAAGAAAATTAAAGGATTTACGGAAAGCGCGCGTACTTGCGAATGCGATTTAATCTCATATCTCGTCGGAACGCGCGAGCTGATCGGAAAGTTTATGCACGGAAATCACGGTTGTTACCTTTACAGGTACGAGGACACTGTGTTCGGAGATTTCACAGCATACGAGGATGACAGAGGCCTTTGGCTCCCCGAAAACTTTTGCGACTATGGCATCTTAAAGCCAGATGAACTGATGCTCGCTATGGACGAAGGTGTCACATTTTGGCAGGACTGGCAGACCGACGACCTCGAGGCGCGTTTGCTCTATAAGATCTTCCAGATTTATTAAGGAGTATTTCAGATGACCGATTTCAAGCAATTCAACGTCTGGTATTACGACTTTACTTACGACGAAAAGCGCGTGAAGACTTGCACCAGGATCGAGGACGCGCTCGCATTCACTCGCATGCTCGTACGCGACCGCGAGGAATTGCACGTTAGATTTTTGAGCCTGGAGGGTGTATACTGATTCTCGTGTACTCCTCGACCACCGTACACTCCCTATAGTCGCGA